CCAATTAGCCCGTCCTCCGCCACCTTCGCACACGCCTCACGTTCAGTCGTGATCCCATTGATCAGCGCTCGAGTCCAGGCATCTACGATTTGCCAATCAAGCTCTTGCAGCAAGTCCTCGACGCTGTCGCCATGCCCTGTCGCGTAGCCGCGTTGGATCATCCATTGCGCTAGTTTTTCTTTATCGCTCATGCCAAATCCCTTTGCATCGGGCGCCAATCCTCAGCCGGATAGGCAATCGTTCTAGCGCGCTGCATGGCCGCTTGCCAGCCGGCTTTGAAGATCGAGAATGTGTTGCGGTTCATGCTGTCCATGCCGTGGGTCTTGCAGTAGATCAGCCAGGCTTCTTCGAGGGTCATGGCCGCGCTCCCATGTTGAACGGGTCGTTAAAACGAAAGGCCGGCTGCTTCACGCGCTTGACCACCTGGCGCTTCTCGGCCGCGCTGTAGAACCAGACGCGGCTGGCACGCCAAACGCCAGGCCTGCGCTTGACCTCGCAGTGTTTGTGAACCGCGCCGGCCTCGCACAGCGGGTCGAGCCAGTTGTCGATCGTTCGCTTGCAGACGTTGAACTTGCGCGCCAGCTGTACCGCATGGACCGGCTTGTGGAGGCCTTGCAAGTACGCCAGCATGGTCAGCTGTCGTTCAGTAAAGTGCATCTGGAATGCTCCTTAAAAAGTGATGCAGCTGCCGCCTGCGCGACTGTTGCTGCGTGCGTTTAAGAACCAGTGAGTGATCCGTACGCGCGAACCGCTGAGCCTCGTCCTTGGTGTCGAACCGTCGCACCAGGCCCTGGTCGTCGTGGACCTCGTAGCGGGGCAGGTAGGTAAATTTCATAACTGTTGGCGCCCGGTGTCGGTCAGCACCACGCGCAAACCTTGTGTGCGATTGCTTTGGATGTAGGACTCTTCTTTGATCAAGCCTTGGTCCTTCATGTCGCGCAGGTAGCCAAAGAACGTCTTGCGATCAAGCCGCGCGGGAAAGTCAGGGTCGTCGTGCAGCTGCTTAAAGACGTTGTTGCGCGCGCTCACGTTCATCGACAGATTCAGGCCAGATTGGGTGGACTTTTGGATCAGTTTTAGAATCGCACCGCGTTGTGTTTCTCGCATCAGTCTGGCCGCAAAGGCGCTGCCAGGGATCGAACCAAAAGGCTTGAACGTCCGACTGGCCGGATCGAACTCGAGCTGGATGTCTTGCTGCAGCGCGCCCAAGTTGCACTTCTCATGCCGCAGCACCACCGCCTGCTCGTCGCGATACATCGCCCAGCGTGAGCGTGCGCTGTTGTTCCAAGCCGTCGATCCGCTGAACGTGGTCATCGAGTCCATGCCGGCGCCCGAGCGCACGCTGGCCTTGTCAACATGCGCCAGCAGCAGCACCGCAGCCCCCGTGACATGCGCGATCAGATTCAGGGCACGCATGAATCCGCGCACGGCGGTCCTGTCGTTCTCGTTGTCCGCGAACACGTCGCTCGCGTTGTCGATCACGATCACCTGGGCCTTGGTGCGCACCGCGGTGTCGGCCAGCCACTGCATCCGTTCAGTCACATGGCCATCGCGCCAGAGCACGCAGTCGGCCTGGGTCAGGTCGTAAACCACCAAGCGATCCCGCAGCGAGCTCATTGGCAGGCCAAGGTCGCTGCAGATGTTGGCCACGCGGAAGTGCACCGTGCGCGCCTCGTCCTCACCAGACAGCACCAGGACCTTGCTGGTTGCTGTCTCGATGTTCATGAACGGCTTGCCCTGCGTGAGCGCGACGCCCAGCTGCAGGCTCAGGTTGGACTTGCCCACGCCACCGTTAGCGCTCAGCAGCGTGACCGTGCCCTCGGGCAGCCAGCCATCCAGGCGCCAGCTGGTGGGCTCAGGCTCGGTGTTGGCCAGTGCCGCCCAGTCCAAGGGCTCGAGGTCGCCAGGCACGGGCTCCGGCGCGTCGTCAGCGACCTGCAGGTTGACCGTGATCTGCGGCGGCTTGCGGTTCTCGGGTGCAAACTTTTCCGCGCTGCGCACCGCCCGCGGGATCTCAGCTCGGCGCGACTCCCACCGGCGCAGCTCCTCGGCTTGGCGCACGTCGGGCTTGACCTGGTCCATCAGTGAGTAAAGGAACTCGACCGCAGCGCCTGGGTACATGCCGCCGGACACCAGCGAGGCCGCCAGGCGCGTGATGTTGTCGTGGTAAGCGCGCTGCTCAATTGGCCCTGTGAGGCCTGTGATCATTTCGCCAGCGTGCGTGCCTTTGATAGCACTAGCGTTACTTGACGATGCCGATTCGACGGCCCTGACGGCGTCTAAATCGATGCCCACGGCGTGGCAGGCGTCGTCCAAGGACCAGCGCACGTTGGGGTTCCAGAGCTCAAGCTGCACGCGCCAGGTGCCCGCGGCTCGGGGCTTGGTGTTGGACCCCACGGGCAGGCGCACGTAGCGCACGCAAGCGTTGCCTGAGCTGTCGTTGCTGCGACCGCGGGCGGCGAGGCCACGCATGACCTTGTCCACCAAGTTGCGGTCGTGACAGTCGGGGTCGTCAGGATCAAGCAAGATGCCGATCTGATGCTTGCCGGGTGATGTCTGGATCGCGTAGGACAGGTTGGCCACGTCACTGATCTGGACATCGTCCAGCACCAACACCGCCAGGCGCACAAACGCGTCCTTGCGTCGCACGACCTGGCCGTCTGGCGTTGCGCGTAAAACGCTGGTGCAGAAGTACGTGTTGTCTTCGCTTGCGCGATCGATCAGCGCTGCCTGCGCGGGTAAACCCTTGTAAGCCCTGCCCGTCCAAACGGATGGTTGTGTATCCGACGGATTCGCTCGGAAACTACATACCCAGCCATACGTACCAATTTCAAGGGACCCGAGGGCCTCGGTTAAAAAATCGCTGTTGGTCATCGCCTGTTCTCCGATGACCACGTCACACCTCAACGGCTGCCAGCTCCTCCACAGTGATGACCACGCCCTTATGACGCGCCATCTCCATCAGCTGCGGCCAATACCGCTGCGGGACCATGCCGCCGGTTCCGTCGGGCCTGGGGGCGCACCAGCGCGAGAGCGCCGACTTGTTCAGGCCGAGCTGATCGGCGACGGCGGTCTTGCCGCCAAGTTTTTCGATGACGTTGTAAGCGGGGGTAAGGGTGTGGACCGTAGGAATGGCCATCAAGAAATCTCCATCAGGTTGCGTTTGACTCAACGTCCCGATTATGACAATGTTCCAGATCCCGAAATCCAGAACGGCTGGAGCAGGCTTATGAACACCGATTGGTTCCGAGAGCGGTTGAAGGAACGAAAGTTATCGCAGCGTGGCTTGGCTCGATTGCTCGAGCTCGACCCGGCGGCAGTGTCGCTGCTGATGCGCGGCCTGCGCAAGATGACCAACGAAGAGGCGCACGCGATCGCAACCATTCTGAATGTTGCGACCACCGAGGTGCTGCGCCAAGCCGGCGTTCAAGTCACCGACGACGTCGTGCGCGTTAAGGTGATGGGTTACATAAACAAGAACCACGCCGTCACGCTCTACCCTCCCAAAACGCATGAAAGCGTTGTGGGCCCTGCCGACTGCCCGCACGGGACCTACGCCATGCGCCGGCAATCACCCGGCGACATCCTTGATGGATGGTTATATTTTGTGAACGGTTCTGAAGATGACCCCAAAGCGCAGCTGCATCACTTTTGCGTTGTAGCGATCGAAAATGGAGAACAGTTGCTTGCCACGCTCAAACCGGGCTACCGCGCAGGGACGTTTAACCTGATCAACGGCAACGGCGCAGACATGGTGCGCGCCGATTGCAAGGTGGTCTGGGCCAGCCGCGTGATCTGGATTAAGCCGGTTTGAGCTACACTGTATTCCCCTTTACTTTTGTCGGGTATTTGATGCGATTTCCTCAACGTCGTGTTCAATCAGCAACTCCAACAACTGAACAAGGAACTGGAACGATGGACCGAAACGACGTCATCAATCTTTTGGGCGGTGCGGCCTTTGGCGCGCTCTATGCCCTCTTGGCCTGGGGGATGCTGTGATGAGCAAGCAGAACCCCAACCCACCGATGGAGCGCGTTATTCAACCGATGCTTTGGGTCGGCAAGGTGTCGTACGTGCCGCACTATTCCAAGCGCCATTTGTGGGTCGCGCCAGGCAAAGGGCTCGACACGATCAAGACCACGACAGAGCTGATGGAGCTGGGCGCAAAAATCGAGATGCGACCGCTGTGGCCGCGGCACTGGACTGCAGCGCTCAATTTTCCGAACTGACTGATGCCAAAACCACAACCTGAAAGGAAAACCACGACATGGAACTGATTGACCAACTGACGCTGCAATGGCAGGCCGCCAAGCAGCGCGAGAACCAGGCGCGCGACGATCGCGTCGCCATCGAGGACAAGATCCTTGCTTTGCACCCGGCGCGCGAGGAAGGCACCGAGTCCTTCACCACCGCGGCCGGCACCAAGGTGCGGCTCACCGGCAAGCTGACCTACAAGGTAGACCTGATCGCGCTGCAGTCCCTCACGCTTGACTGGCCCGAGGACGTGCGCCCGGTGCGCATGAAACTCGAGGCCGATGAAACGAAGTTGAAGGCCATCCGGCAAGAGGCGCCCACGATGTGGGCAAGGATTGCGTCAGCCGTCACCACCAAGCCCGCCAAGACGGGCGTGGCGATCGAGTTCAAGGGGGAGTGACATGGCCTTTGATCTCTCATCCATCAGTAAAACCAAGCGCCTGCGCGCTCCCAAGATCGTTATCGCCGGGCCCGGCAAGATCGGCAAGACCACGTTTGCCGCCTCAGCTCCCAACGCGGTCGGCATCCTGACCGAGGACGGCTCCGACGCGGTCGATGCGCAGGCCTTCCCGCTTGCGCAGACCCTTAATGACGTTTACCAGGCGATCGGCACGCTGCTGCAGGAAAAGCACGACTTCCAAACGGTGTTCCTGGATTCGCTCGACTGGCTCGAGCCCCTGGTGCACGCGTATGTCTGCGAGGCCAACAAGTGGGCAACGATTGAATCGCCAGGCTACGGCAAGGGGTATGTCGCCGCAGCCGAGGAGTGGCGCAACTTGCTGCAGGGCCTTGAGGCCTTGCGCCAACGCCGCAACATGGCCGTGATCTTGATTGCGCACGACAAGATCAAGCGCTTTGAGTCGCCCTTGCAC